TTTGGATAAGTGGTGTGCCATCTCTGATGATATTAGGAGTATCAGAAGTGGTGTAGTAGAAAGGCTTCCAGAAGTTCTGGTCAGTTCCTGGAGTCTTTGCCCCATAAGGAGTACCTGGACCAGAAGCCTTCTGAGCTATGTAGTAATAGCCGTCTGTATAAAGAACAGCATTGTTAATTACATAGTTGGTACCTGATGAGTATGAAGGAGTATTCAACTTGGTTGTGGAATCTAGATTAAAGAATCCTGCACCAGGCTGGTTAGTCTGCTTCAATGACAGGGCATTCCAGTTGTGAATGGTTGTATCAGTAGGATGAGGCAAACCTGTGCGCACACCCTCAATGCTTCCAGTAGAGCCCGCTACAGTAGACCATCCCCAAGTTGAATACTGATTGGTTTGAGGATTCTTATTGACAGTAGTATCAAGAATATATACCTGAGCAGCAGACCACCAAGTGTTAGAAGCTGTAGTTCCTGTAGGAGCTTGAGCCTGTCCCTTTGACTGGGTAGTGTTGTTGTAGTTATATCCGTTGTACTGAATCTTCTGACCAGGGAAGTACGTGGAATTAGCATTCCATGTGTCGTAGCTTGGGTGCACAAAGGCTGTCTGATCTGCGCTGTTGTACATGTTAGGACCGTAAGTAACCTCAGAATCCCAACCAGCTAGTTCAGCAATAAGGTTGTGAATACTCTGAGTCTGTCCCTTGATGCGGTAGTTAATCGCAGCATTCTTAATGCGCTGTCTTCTCTGCTGAGGAGTAGATAAGTAGTCAGTGGTAATACCAAGTTGCTGTCCCAGAATATCTAGGTGAGCAGCAGAAACCTTATCAGCATTACTTAATTGTAGATACGAATCATATTCAGTCTTTAATAGATCAAGACCCCAACCAAATAGAGATTCATAGTTGTATAGTGATTGATTGTCAATTTCAGTAGTGGAGAATGTATCTGATGTAGTTGTCTTGTAGGGCTGTGGCGTTCTGTTGTACAGAAGTGCACCATAACCCTGATTACCAATAGCCAGCGTGGCTGCAAAGCCTGCTGGATACCACGTAGGCACATAGTTGGAAGATGTCCAATAGGCAGAACCAGCGCTAGGTGCGTGGTTTGTATTACTACCCTGAAGGCTACTCCAGTAAAAGCCATTGTAAAGAACTTGAGCATTCAGAGCATAGGTAGTTGAAGAACTCCATGCAGGAGCTTCAAGAGAAATGAACATAGCGTAGTAATAGATAGTTCCGGCATCAAGACCAGGATCATCGTATGTACGAATCATTCCAGAAGGAACAATCGTCGTAAGAACTACGCCATCTTCAGGGCGGTTAGGATAACCATACGTACTGCGGACAAGCTCCATCACCTTCCAAGAAGTTGTATTAGGTGAGGCCCAAGAAAGTGTAATGTCACCGTAGTCTGTTTGGGTAGCCGTAAAAGGAGCTACGCTGTAATCAGCAGGCTGAGAATATCCATAGTAATCAATACCATAGATATCAACACCAAATCCTTGGCTCATTTAAACTCCCTATTATGATGGAATGTCTCGAATATAAGCAATGTTAGCGTAGATTGTAGCGATAAGTGTTCCCGCCTTGTAGCAACTCTGATATGCCTTTACCTTCACAGCGTTCCCCTTATACCATGGGTAGATCATAGACGCTGACTGTCGCGCAAAATCTTGGAATCCCTGTGGATAGAAGTCTGTCTGACAGGTAAGGAAGGCTGTAGAACCAGACTGGAATGCTTCAATCTGTAGCTTTCCACTTCTATCAAAAGCAGGAAGAAGATTAGCTGTTACTACGCTGTCCTTGTGCCATCTGATATAGAAGTTAAAGTGGTAGATTCCACTGCGTGGACATACAAGGCTAGAACCACTAATCATGCTGTGTGTATCAAATAGCTTTGCATTCCATGTAGGAATGTAATCGGAATTAAAAGGTACGTGCACGTCGTGTGCAGATGTTCCCACATAAGGAACTGTAGTACCTCTACGCACAGCAGAAATTCTACTACTTACTGTGCTGTACTTGGTAAGCGTATTGTCAATAGTTTCCTGATGAGGATTCGTTCCTAGTACGGTCTGAATAGCGCGGGTCTCATCGTAAGAAACATTTACGTCAGCAGCCTCTACCAGGTCTGTGTAGTCTTGTCTATACGCAAAGTTCTTAATGGCCGCTGGGTAAACTGCTACCATTCGATTCTCCTTATGTGGTTGCCGTTACAGTAATGACGATATTACCAGCAGTTGGAAGCTCATTACTTCTCATAAGAATGTCAGCAGCACCAGACTGAGTTGCATCACTACGAACGAATAGCGGGATGTTAATGTACTGAACTCCCGGAATTGCATATAGAGCAGAGTACACAGAGCTTAGTGTTACACGTCCACCAAGCTGTACGTTAGATGGGGCGAATAGATTCTGAACAGCCTGGGTGGCCTGAATCTGAATAGACGTAGGACTGTAGCGAGAGCTACACCCGATCAGTACAGGGCTACCACTCGAACCTACGTTGATAGGGATCAGAGAAGCGGCTGTACAGGTCACTACAGCGCCTGCTAGGTC